TGTGCCGCCTTTTGGTGTAATCCATTGTGACTTACGCTCAGACCACTTTATGTTAGGTATTGCTTTAGGGTATAACTCTTGGCTTTTCTGTATGAGTTCCCTAAGTTCTTCTGTTGTGTGTCGTACAAGTAGTCCACTAAAGTCTTTATTGTTTAAGTTGCGTAGTGGATCAGCTAGTGTTGCGTAGCTCTTCCCACCTCCTGCTGCCCCACCATATAGTACCTCACGCTCAGATGACGCTAGATATTGTGTCTGTGGTCCAGGGTTAGGCTTAAATACGACACTCTGTGCATACTCTACGTCATACTCTGCTGGCTTAACTTGCGCTGGGATAGACTCAATCTCCTTCGTAGGTGTAGGAGCCTGGTCTTTCTTTTTCGAGGATTTCGATTTGACGTAACGCTTTTTCGAGCCGTTTGGCATACTGGCGTTTAATCGTAGTAATCCGCTTTCGCTTTCTTTCGACATCTAACCTTTTCTTTAACCCATCATGTGTTATGCTTCTACCTGACTGTGTAGTTAGCCACGCAGCTACTTGTCTTAAACTATACTGCTTTACGTGTTTCTTTGCAAGCTCTAGTAGTTCTAGTTGTTCAGGGATGGGAACTAACCACTCCTCATCCTGTGGGTCTACCTCGTATCCGAAAGGAACTATCTTAGTTATCTTTGGTATTCTCTGCCACAGTTTTACTTTAAATGGTACTTTAGGCAGTGTCCAGTATTCATACTGTAACGGTCTTTCACTCGTCAGATTCTGCATTAGAACTATCTTTAGGTGGTAGTATAAACAAACCTCCTGTAGACTCAACTGACAACTTCTCTGTTTTAACTACACCTGCACGATCAAGTATCTGTCCTGCAGCCATTAGTGTTTCTTTTATTCCTAGCTGGGTAGGATCATCTAAAGCCCTGCCATAAGCAACAGCAGCCTTGGGTCCAATCCTTGACATGTACGTTTTAGTAGCATCGAATATCTCATCTTTCAGTGCCTCAACAATAGACGTTGTAGGTGTGTTGGCGCTGTATCCAGCCATCTTCTTAGCTGTAACAGCGTCACCACCTGCTTCTTCAAACAGCACCTCAAGAAACCTAGTCTGCTTTTCGTTTAGTTCTCTTGCCATTTTTCTCTGCTCTTTTTCTTTTTCTTCTGTCCAAGTACATTAGTACAAAGCCAGCTATTGTCCACGCACCATTTATAAGATGCCACATTTACTACTTTACTTTTCTGTGGGATCTGGTTTTGGCTGCGATTTTCTTAGGTTGAGCCACATGCTGCTTACCTGCCTTAGTGCCTTTTCGTTTTGCTCTGGATGTAGCGGCATACTCAGCAGAGCTAAGAGACTTAATAGCCGAACTAGGTAAATAACGCTCACCAGTTTTAGCGCTAGGCTTCCCACTCTTAGTACGCCACTTCTGTTTTGTCCACGACTTTAAGCTTTTCTGTGATTTCTTTAAAGCCATATCAAGCCTTGCAATCACATCCACACTTGCCATTACATAAACATTTAAAGTTTACAATAGCTCTAAGTAACCTTCTAAAATACCTTCTCATTTGTATCCTCCACCTTTTGCTTTGTATTGTTTTGCAAGCATCTGTGCTTTCCTCGCGCTCCACTGTCCAGGCTTTCCACCTTTGCTGCTAGATTTAATGGTAGAAAACAGACGCTTACGCATACTAGGCTTAGTATAATTACCTGCCTTATTAACGGTTGACTTTTTTGATGATGTCGCCACGGCTTATTCCTATATCTCTTAGCTGATTGTCTGTCATACCTATCAAATGCCAGTAAGCAACTCTTCGCTTTTGATGTTCTGTTATTTTGCTGTTCGCCCTCTTGAGCATATCTAATAATCTTGTCCACATAAACTGTCCTTTCTTATACTAGTTGTGTACTAAGGATAGTTTTACACATATGTGGACAAAATTAAATAGACATTATTGCATAACCGTTATGTTAGAACTACACGCACAACAGTGCTTGAGCCACTGGCACGTCTGTAGTTTAAAATTGTAGCATTGCCTACAGCTTTAGGTACAACAAAAGTATGTACACCTGCAGGTAACTCTATGTCATTATCTGTGACATCAGCTTCAGCAGCGCCAAAGTTAACGTCTAGAGTATGACTAGTTTCAATAATAACCATCTTGGCATCAGTGCAAACTACGTGTGTTGTGTTAGTGTTACCCAGGGTGACTGCAGTTTCTACAGACCACCCTAAGTTTTCACCAACTAAAGCTGCATTCATTTCAACCATAGTTGTATCCTAACCTATGTGAAAGGAGTTGCAGCAGCACCGTCACCGAACAGATGTCCAGTTACAACCCACTTAGAAGCAGAAAGACAGGTGTACTCTATCATGCCGCCAACAAAACGTCCTTTAGTATCTCCATCCATAACTAACTGGTGATCAGCAGCAGCAGGACAACAAAAAGCTAACGTGTCAATGTCTTCATTTAGTGCAGCTAGGCCACCTACTTCATCTTTGTCGATGATTATAACCATGCCTTGTAATGTGTCTGCACTAGTAGCTGCATTGATTGTTAGTGTTCCTGTACCTGTTGTACCAATATGAAACTTGTAGTTAAGTCCAACTGCAGCAGCAGGTAGAGTTACAACAATACCACCAGCACGATTCAGTGAAAATACTGTACCTGATTCTGCTGCTGTTACTGTCTGTGTTGCATCAGTAATACTACTGATTGGTTTAAGTAAAGTAACAGCACCACTGAATGCACCAGTGCCTGTTACGTCTATACCATCTAATAAACTTACAGGTTGCTCATAGGCTTCTATGCCCTGTGTTAGTGTAGTCGTTGCCATCTATTTGTCTCCTTTGTAAAACATTCCAGACTTTCTGTAGTCTGATTTACCGTTGTTGATCATACCGCCTCTATTCTTGAAGCCTATTTGATTTCGTACCGCTGTAGGTAAGTTAGATAAACCTTTACCTTTGTTACCTTCTGGCACATCTTTTAGTTTACCACCTTCAGACATACCCATAGCTGGGGCTGTACCCATAGCTTTTGGATCTTTCTTAGGTTTACTTTGTCGCATTTCCATCATGTTACGTTGTCTCTGTTGATCTGCTTGAGTAGTATTATAGACAGGTTGTATTGGATTAACTACCGAACCACCCATCTGCATTTTAGTTTTAGTTTTCATTCTCATAGCTCCTATCAAAGACTAGCCTTTAATCAGCTTGTAACCTTTGGCTTTTGCTCCTGCACGAAGACCAGCTAAAGTCATACCAGGCATCTTACCACCTGCTGCATAACCTTTTTTCTTCATGGGCATTTTGCCACCTTTAGCCATACCCTTTTTCTTCATAGCCATCTTGCCGCCTTTTGCCATGCCTTTTTTCTTCATAGATGTTTTACCACCTTTAGCCATGCCTTTCTTTTTCATACGCATAATAATTATCCTTCGCTGTATAAATTGTTAAACACTCGTTGCGTATCCCAAACGTACTCTACGTCTTGCTTAGAGTGAAATATGTTTTGGTTAGGCTTAAAATCAGGTGCACCTTCGCCAGCTTCAAACCACGCAGGGTGAGTTACTCTCACTCTATTATTGGGCAACGCAACCATGTTACCAGTGTACTCACCTGCATCTAACAACTCAAGCACGTGTGACTGTTTGTGCTGCGCTGGGTCATCTGCTACCTCACTGTTTGTGTAGTCTACAGTGAAGTAATACTTGGCAGGATAAAACTCATTGTCTATCTTAGCTATCCACGGAGCAGGGCTTGCCCTGTCTATTACGTATACGGAGTGTTCATGCGACATGCAATCCCACGGCTGCGCTAAGTAAGGTGGTAGTTCTTGGGGCCACTCCTCAAAAGGGGTATCTGCAACGAGCGCAGTTAGCGGCATTCTAGCCCACATTGCTCCACCATGCACGTTAGGGCTATCTTCTTCGTCAGACTCAAAGCCAGTGAATATTACTTGAAAGCTTAGTGTCCTGTTTGGCATAGTTGTAACTGCTACAACCATACAATGCAAGAACTCACCATGATATTCCTGCATATTCTTTGTGTACTCTCTGCGTACCCACGCTTTGAAGTACGGTATATTACTTTGTAGATACGCCATCTTTGTTGTGTTTCCTCCGCAAGTCTGCTTTAGCTTGTTTGAAGACATTAGCTATTGCTGTCTTCCCCATAACTTTAGCACGTTGTTCAGCTACTGTCAATATCTGAATCTTTCTTGCGTAGGGCTTCTTCAATCTCTTAACTTTAGCTANTGTAGCTTTTGCATCAGCCATCGTAGCAAACTTAATCGACACCGTATCTTTTGGATTCTCATCCGTGTATAGTCTACGTCCAGACCCTTTAGGTTTTTTACCTGTTCCTACTTTTGGGTCTTTTTGCTTTGCCATTACCAACTATACCTTTTAAAGTCTTTGCTTGTCCTGCATGTAACTTAGACGCTTTGTTTAAGCCACGTATAACTTTCTTTACTTTTGTTTTACTGCTTCTTGTTAGAGCCATTGTTTTTCCTTACTGCTTTAACTACCATGCNTTACAGGACCAGTACCTAGCCGTAAACTTATCCTTTGCTGTATCACAGTTGTGTCTAGCTCGAAAGCTNTTACGTCTTCCNGGTTGATCTTTCTTTATACTCATATCAGGATCACCNAANCGNACTACCTTTACTTGGTCATCCTTCTTAGCTAACACTGCTGACTTCTTAGCTNNACCTGGAGTCTTCTTAGGTTTGTTGTACCCAGGGTATGTTTCTCCACGATACTTTAACTTACCACTAGGCAGTCGCTCTACATCTTTAGTTGTTGCCATATTATTTCCTTGGGTCCAACATATCCATGTGGTCACGGTTCATAAACTGCAAACTGTTTTCCATTAAAGCCATACGTTGTTGTAAGGCTGTTATCTTACCTATCGTATTAGTTAAACTGTCTAGTTCTTCCCACAGTTCTTCTACTTCAGCAAACGCACTGTCTATATAATCCATATTCTCTTTNACNTCACGCTTCAGATTAACATTATCTTCTATAGCCATACGTGATCCTAGTTGAGATACTGTTTCTTCTAGGCTCGATATGGTTGATGCTTGTTGTGATACCCACCATACCCCTCCTGCGAGTTGTGCACCCATTGCAGCTACAAGGGCTACTGGTAGTTTTAAGTTATCCATCTAAGTACTAAACTTTCTCTTTAGCCAAAGGTACGCTATGTAAACTACNAGTGCATATGCTGTAGCTGCTCCTATATCTACTATGTGCTCACGCATATGATAGATAAATTGTATGCCAGCCTGTAGATCACCTTCTGTTACACTAGGGTCCATCTGCGTACTTCCTCTTTCTGTCAGGGTCTAGGACTTCATGTCTGCCTAGATGCCCTTCTAAGTACATAGCTCTCTCTACATGATCCAGAGTATACCACTCACCTGTGCCATTGTAGATGGCTTCTCGTACATAGAACACATCTGACTTGGGTATGTGTACTTTCTTCATAGCATACGAGTTATTAGATGCTAAAGCATTGTAGAAATCTTCTAAAACACTTTCACTTTCACATAGTTGTACTCTTTTATTCTTCATTGTCAACACATATTTAACCTATCAAGGAAAAAAAGTGTTACAGGTACAAATATGGTAGGGAGAGAGGAGACACATGGGAGGAGCTT